AAAGTACAGTTCCCTGATGTAGTAGTGCCACATGCGGGCATCAGCAGGTTCTTCATCTACCGCAGCCTTCAGCATAGGTAAATACTGACCGCGGGACTTACCGTTATCAGGGTGGTGGTACACCACTGCTTCAACAACAACATCGTTGTCAACGGTGCCCATGCTTGGTGTGGTCACCTCATGGCATGGCTTAATCCAACGGTAGCCATGACGTGCATGAACCCTGTTGTTGTTAGCCCAACGGTTGTCTTCCTCAGTGGACCAGAACACGAACGCTCGTGTGGTGTCTGGCTTCCAGGCTTCCCTGAGTTTGTCAAAGAACCCAGGTTCGGGAACCTCATCAATGTCCAGAGAAACACAGATGTCCACATCCATAGGGACAAGACTTAGTGCTGCATTACGGGCATCATCAAACCTGAACGGTTTAACTGAGATGTTGTGAACTACTGCCCCGAGTTTTCGGAATTGCTCAACCGTTCCATCAGTTGAACCAGTGTCAGCAATGACCACCAGGTCAGAACCTTCACAGGCTTCCATAAATCTCTTGACATGTTTCTCTTCGTTCAGTGCGATACCATAGACGGCAATCTTCATTTTGACATTGTTTCAGTTATATGCTATATGGTCAAACTGACACGCTTAAACCCATGAAATTGGTGTGATAGAGATGTGTGGAAAACTGATATTTGCAGTAGTTACGGCAGTTGATGTCTTGTATGCCTGCATTGTGATTGTAGTAGTTCCAGCACTTAATACAACATGAGCAGTTGAACCAAATCCTTCACCAGAACCATTAGCAGCAATACCAGTTAGGTATAGACTGTTTCCCCATCCGCCTGGAGCACCACCACCAGAAGACCAAGTTGTTGCTCCAGATGCAGTTGTAGATACACGAAGACTCTCACCAGTAGTTGCTGGTCCAACAGTAAGCCACCCAGAAATAGTAAGAATACAGTTCACATCATAAGGAGTTGTGATTGAAACCGACATCGTTCCTTGAGTAGTAGTAGATACGTTAGCAAACGATGCAGCAGTAACAGACATTAAGTTTGTTGCACTGCCATCAGTTGATGACTTTGTAACTGGCTGCGGTAAAGCGTCTTTAATCTTTGCAGTGCTAGTCAAGTTGCCAGACATAGTGTCGCCAGACTTCGCAACATAGCCACTTAGGTCAGTTGTTTCACTAGCAATAGATACCCAGGTAGAACCACCATCAGGTGTCACATACGTTTTCTTTGCAACCATTTATACCTCAGCAGGAGTTACATCTACAGAACCAATAGCACTGACCGAAAGAATTATACTTCCTTCAGGGGTAGTCAGTAGGTTGGTCGTGATGGCAGCATCAATCTCAACCTGCTCATTGTTCAATGGGTTTGTAATTGTGATTATCATTTATGCCACCTTGATGATGTAGTTGAGGACCATTGTTGGCTGTACGTTCTGGCTAGAACCAGCACCAGTGCTTGCATTGGAAATGGTAATTCCAGTGGAGGCACCGTAGATACTGACACCAGTACCTACACCGCTCGTGTAGAGAGTGGCAGCACCGTAGTAGTCAGGGTTTGTAGTACCAGAGTTGTTAATGTCGTTGAACATCGAGTAGAAGTTCAGACTTCGGTATGAACCGCCACCTGAACCAGACTTGATGCTAACCATATCTGCTGTATGCGAGTGACCAGGGTCATAGACGCTGTGAGCGTGGGTTGGGTCAGACAGCGTGTTTGCGTGGCTGTGACCGTGCAATGCTTCGTTACCGCCAGCAGCACCAAGCGTTGTACCTACAAGACCGCTAGTGCCAGAGGTAAGACGTGAAGCAGCAGAGCCACCCATGTCATCTTTACCTGCAGCCACACGACCACGCATGTCTGGGAGGTTGAAGGTAGTAGAACCGTCACCAGTTCCATAAGTAGTTCCAATGACTGCGTACAATGCAGCATAAGTTGTACGGCTGATGGCAGAGCCATCACACAAAGCCCAGCCTGTAGGTGCAGACGAACCAGCAAAAGCAGTCAACGAACCAATAGGAGTTCCAGAAGTTGTAGGCACAGAACTGCTTGAGTCAACCCACACAGTTCCATTAGGAACACTGGTAGGTGCAGTAGATTGGTAATAGAACTGAGTTGTCCCAGTACTGCCTGTGCTTCCTGTAGGACCTGTTGGACCAGTAGCACCCGTGGCACCTGTTACTCCATTGGTTCCTGCAGCACCTGTCGGCCCTGTAGGTCCTGTTGCGCCAGTGACTCCATCAATTCCATTAGTGCCATTTGTGCCCGCAGAACCTGTTGCACCCGTTGCACCAGTAGGTCCAGTTACACCTTGAATACCTTGAGCACCCTCGGGACCAGTCGGACCCGTTACGCCAGCGGGACCAGTCGGACCAGGAATAGTCGAGTCAGCACCAGTAGGGCCAGTAGCACCCGTAGGTCCAGTGGCACCAGTCTTTCCTGGGTCACCAGCAATACCTTGGATTCCATCTGGACCAGTGGCACCAGTAGAACCCGTTGGACCTGTTGGACCTGTCGGCCCAGTAACACCGATGATGCCCTGAGGACCAATATCACCTGTAGCACCAGTCGAACCAGTAGCCCCTGTGGGGCCCGTAGGACCCTCTAGGCCCTGTTCTCCCTGTGGTCCAGTAGTTCCAGTAGGACCAACCTGTCCAGTGGCTCCTGTGGCCCCTGTAGGGCCTGTAACACCCTGGTTACCCTGCACACCTTGAACACCTTGGATGCCCTGAGCCCCAGTAGGGCCTGTTGCTCCTGTCGCTCCAGTAGAACCAGTAGAGCCTGTAGGTCCAGTAATACCTTGGGGACCAGTAGGACCAGCATCGCCCTGTGCACCCTGAGGACCCAGGACACCCAGTTCAACAACCACAGTCTCACTGGAAGTCAAGTCCATGACTGTGATAGGTACTTCAATCTCTACAACGCTAATCGCGTCATTAGCAGAATACGATTCCATTAGTGAGTCACCTGCGCAACAACAGTGAAACCACCCTGCAGCAACGTAGCCTCTGCTCCCCCAGGTGACGTAACCTCAAAGTCATAGACATAGTTGCCAGGATTAAGTTCAGCAGTTTCCTCAGCAGTAAGAGTAATGTTGAACTGACCCTTAGAAGGGTTCAAAGTAATACGTCCATCTTCAGTGGACAGTTCAGTAATCACAGAAGTAGAAGTAGTGGCTATACGAACCTGCATCTTTGCGGTGTAACCCGTAATGTCAACGTAGGAGTAACCAATCTTCCACTTCGGAGCAATAGCCCAAGTGTCGCCCTGACGCAAGCGAATGTTGAAACGACCTGGCTTCACTCTTACTCCTCTGTGATGTATGCACCAAAGCCAGCATTAGTAAGGCTTGTGCGTTCCGAATCAGAAATCTCAATCTTGTGACCACCTTGGTAAAAGGCGGTGGCTGCCTCAAGTTCCTCAATACCAGGAGTACGAACAGATGTGTACACGCCATCAGTATTGATAATAGTGTTGGCTCGAGTTAGGCGGTAACGCCAGAACAAACGGCCTTCTCCAGCAGGACCTTCTTCCACTGTAGGTGGGGTAAAGTAATACGTCACTGCTGTCCTTTCAAAGTGTTTAAACGTGGTGGGCAGTACCCCAGCCCATTATCTGACTGGGGTACCACCACAAGAACGAACTGGTTAAGCGATGCTTGAGCCAGATTCGATGCGGTAAAGCGCAGCCTCACGGTAACGCTTGAAGCCGAGAACGCCGTACCATCCGATTGGACGGAAGCGCATCAACTTGTCAACGACTGGGCCAAGCACTACGTGTGGCTCTTCAGCAACTGCTTCTGCAAGCGCTTGCTGACCAGCGATGATTGTGCGGTAGTTCTTAGCAGAAGAAGCACCGTCTGTTCCAACGTACATACGTGGAGATTCAACGAACATCGCACCTTCGTAGGTTCCGATGGTTCCAGGCCATAGGTTGCCTGCACCAGATTCGTTGTAAACGTGTGCTTCACGCCAGCCACCAGCACCAGTTTCGGCACGGAGGTCGTGTGAAACTTCTGGGTGGATACCAACCCAGTAGAGTTCACCAACGCGAGGAACAGCCTTGCCAGCGCGCAACTTAGCAACAGCCTTGCGAACATCTGCAGACTTTAGAGTGTGTCCAGCAGTGATGCCTGTGCTTGAAGTAGCAGCGGTGCCTGAAGCGTTGCTTGCGTAGATTACGTTAGAGCCACCGCGAAGTTCAGTGAGAGCAACCTGGTCGAGTGAATCAGCCATGTTGAACGCAATGATGTTAGCGATTGCAGGGTCAACGTCAGAAAGCGAGAACAGTTCCAACTTGCGGGTAGCAAGAGCAGCGTTACCGTATTCGTTCAGGGTTACTGAAACTGAAGTGGTGTTGCCGAGTGCTACTGCATCTGGGTCTGTGGTTTCTGTCAGTGGAGAAGTTGCAGCGCTAAGGTCACTGTAGAGTTGGAACACTACAGATGAACCTGGCATCGCCTGCTGTGCAGGACGCTTGTCTGCAACGTCACGTACGAGAGGCATCGCACGAAGTGCGAATTCTACGTAACGGTCATAAGCGGTCTGGACTAGGCTTGTTCCTAGAGACGCGCTATCTGTGCTTGTGTATGCGTTTGCCATGTTCACCCCCTCCTAATGGGGTTCATGTTTTTGTTAGATGGATTTAGCGACCAAGAGATGTGCCGAAAATCAACTGGTCCAGTTCATCCTTCGACTTAGCAGAAGTGAGACGTGCAAGCACATCTTCTCCACCAGTCGGAGTTGTCGCTGTCTGAGTTACCTCTTCGATACGGCGAGCCGTAGCATCACCTTGAACCGCAGATTCCTGGGACTGGTTAGCGAAACCGAAAACATCGGCGTACTCATCTAGCCAGGCAGCAATCTTTTCAGGTGCATCCACGCCTGCAGGAATGAACGCTGCAATCTTTGGATTAACACCCTTTGCTTCCAATACATCTTTTACGGAGCGTTGACGAACATTGCCCTTGAGAGCAGCAAGTTCTTCCATGAGTGCCTTCTCACGCTTTTCTGCCTTCTTCAAAGCATTGCGCAACTTGGCTGGACCTTGAGCCTCTTCGGTTTCAAAGTCGTCATCTTCGTATTCGTCATATTGGTTGGTCATAGTTGACCCTCCCTTTCCCATTAGGTTGGACGTGAACCACAACATAAGACAGGGGAATCTAGTGTTGGCTTTCACTACTGGACTTCGGATACGCGCACATGGGCCAGTCGGTCTGTGCGGAGTGGATGTGTGGGGAATCGAACCCCGTACCGTCAGATTCCGCATGCGGCTTTATGCTGACGGGCTAACCTTTCACACCCTGTTTGGGACTAGAACTGTCCCGTTT